TGGCTAGGCACGACTTCGGCAGGGACATCGAACATCATTCTTGGTTCGGCTTCTCCTGTTGTTGGTGTTGTTAACAACGGTGGCAGTTCTCCTGCTGTCGGCCCTGATGGAACTACTGTTGCATCTTTTGGTACTTCGGCTGTTCTAACGATGGCAATGATTAACCTTGCTATGGAACGCTGCTTTACCAATGGTGGAGAGCCTTCAACGATTATGGCTCCTGCTGATCTTAAGCAGAAGATTAGTGCTTTAGGTGGTTCTGTTCTTGCTGATATTCAATCGAATGCGGCAGGTGACAAACCGACTACGGCTGTCAACGCCATTGATGTTTTGGTAACTGACTTTGGCACTTTGAAAATTGTACCTAGCCGTTTGATGTTGGCTGATATGCTTTTCTTTGTTGACTTTGATTTTTGGTCAGTTGATTACTTACGCCCATTCCAGACGGAAACTCTTGCCAAGACTGGTGACAGCATGAAGCAGTTGATGATTGCTGAGTACGGTCTTCGCGCTAAGAACGGTCTGGCAAACGCGGCAGTTATCGGAGTTAAAGACGCTTAATGATAAAATACAATAACAGTCCTACAATTATTGTTGAAGATAATGTGCTATCACCTGATTTATGTGATCACATAATAAACCTTGCTGAAAGTAAAGGGCTTGGTGATAATCTTATAATCCGTGATGGTAAATATATCCAAGATAAAATAAGAACAAGTAAAGGTTCTTACTTTAGTTACGGTGATAATGATGTGCTAGATACTGTTATTGAAGCGTTATCCGATATGTGTGGTTTACCTCCTACTCGGTTGGAACCTGTGACTATTCAAAGGTATCAGCCGGGTCAGGAGTATAAACCTCACTACGATGGCTTTCTCCCAGATGATAAGGGAGAAATGCCAAAGTCTGCAAAAGTAAAAGAAAGTGGAAACCGCTGTGTCACTATGATTACTTATTTAAATACAGTAAGTGATGGTGGTGGCACAGTTTTTCCTGTTTTAGGATTAGCAATTAAAGCAGTACAAGGCAGGACAATTATATTTGGGAATCTTGATGAGCATAAGGTTCCGCATCCTTCATCTTTACATATGGGTTTACCTCCAGAAGATGGAGACAAATGGATTTTAACTTTTTGGTTTAGGGAAAAAGATTTTATGGTTACTAAGAAAGAACTTGCAAAAGCATTAAAGGCTAAAAAATCTACTACAGTAGAAAAGAAACCTTTTGATTCTAAACAGCATGCAAAAAATGTACATGAAAAATTTAAAAAGATTGCCGCAGATAGGAGTGAAATGCCCTTATGAACTCTTCAGGATGGAACTACGATAGTCCTACTTCCAGACCTTGGAAGTTAGATATTAACAATGACGGAACAGCGACTATTAATACTTATCAAGATGTAGAACCTATTATTGAGCAAAACAAAAAGAACTTAAACAACTATGGTGACTATTTAACATTTGGAAAAGCATCAGCAATGGGAACTGACAACGGTGTAACTGTCGCTTCAATTCCTACTACTGTATGGGAAATATGGATGAAAGAAACAAATGGCGCTATACAAAAAGATGAAAAATTACTTAAGAAATATTTAAATGATCCTGATAATAAATACTTCAGGACTACACCAACGAGGGTTTAATTATGTGGCTATATCAACCTACATTTAGCGGTAACAATCAGAAACCAATTATTAACAGTAAAGTCTGGTTTAAAAGTAAAAACAGTTAATGGCTATTAATTCATTCACTACATTAAAATCCGCTATTGCAAACTGGTTAGATAGAGATGATCTGTCTGACCAGTTGCCTGATTTTATTGCTCTTAATGAAGCGTTGTTTAATAGGGTTCTTAGGATTAGACCTATGGAAACTATAGTAACAGAGGCTACTGTTGGAGGAACCAAGTCATACGACTTGCCTACTGGCTATGTGCAGATGAGAGAAATACATCTAGACACAAGCCCTGTAACATCTTTGCAGTATATAACTCCTGAGATGCTTTATAGAGTATGGGCAGGTAGTTCTTCTGGCAAGCCTGATAGTTATAGTATTATAGGTGATAAAATCTTTTTTGGCCCTACGCCAGATAGCGTTTATAACTACACTATGACTTACTACAAAACATTTGAAGGACTCAGCGATTCAAACACAACTAACTGGGTTATTTTAAACGCTCCAGATGTTTATTTATACGGAGCCTTATTACAGGCAGAACCTTTTCTTCAAAACGATCAACGTATCCCGGTATGGGAACGAGGACTTAGACAGGCTCTTTCTGACCTGCAAAGTCAAGATGACAAAGATAGGTATTCTGGCTCTGAATTAAGAGTAATGAACACCTCTGGATATTATTAGGATATAAATTATGGGCATAGAATCTGGAAATTTTATAACAAACCTCAATAGTTCTTACCCGCTATCGAGTGACAACGTAAGTGAAGGCGACGATCATTTACGTTTAATTAAAGATGTATTAAAGAAGACATTTCCTGCGGGTTCTAATAATACAGGCCCAGATCAGGCTGTTCAAGTTATTATTGCAAAGGCTACGGCTCCTAGTATAACAGGTAACGCCGCTCAGTCTTCAGGATTAGTTTGGTTAGACACATCAAACAACCTGCTTAAGATTAGGAATCAGGCTAATGACGCTTGGATTACCTTGGCTGTTAACCCTGAAGTAAGTAACAGTGTAGACATTGATGCAGGGTCTATTGACGGAACTCCTATTGGTGCTACTACTGCGTCTACAGGTAAGTTTAGTAGTGTTAATGTAGCCGGTGATGGCGCAACAGTAACAGGAATTAAAGATGAAGATGACATGGCCTCCGATTCGGCTGTTAAACTTGCTACACAACAGTCAATCAAAGCGTATGTTGATTCACAAGTTACAGCACAAGATTTGGATGTTGTATCTGATAGCGGCAATATTGACATTGATCTTGATTCAGAAAGCCTAACCATTACAGGTGGTGAAGGCATTGATACATCTGCCACAGGAACCACTCTTACAGTTAAAGGCGAAGATGCTACTTCAGCTAATAAAGGCATAGCCTCGTTTTCTACTGATAACTTTTCTGTTTCTTCTGGCGCTGTAACTATCAAGGATGCAGGTGTTGCTAACGCTGAAATGGCTGATATGGCGGCTAATACTGTAAAAGTTAGAGATGCTAACTCAAGCGGTGTACCTTCTGATAAAGCCGTAGGAGATACTCAAGTTTTAATTGGTGATGGTACAGGCTTTACAGCGGCGTCTATATCAGGTGACGCTACAATGACTAATGCCGGAGCCGTAACGGTTACTAAAATACAAGGTGAAGCAGTAAGTTCTACCTCGCCTACTAACGATCAGTACATGAAATACTCAGCAGGATCAAGTGAGTGGCAAATGGTGTCTATTGTTGGTACTGACAAACTAACAACCAAAGGTGACTTGCTTGTTTACAATACAGTAGACTCTGAAACAAGACTTCCTGTAGGTGTTAATGATAAAGTATTAACAGCAGATAGTACAGCAACAAATGGTGTAGATTGGAAAGATGTTTCTGCCGCAGACGAGTCAATTACCAATGCTAAACTTGCACACATGGCGGCTAACACAGTTAAGGTTAGAGATGCTAATTCATCAGGTGATCCATCTGACAAGGCTGTAGCAGATACGCAAATACTTATAGGTGATGGTACTGGATTTACTGCCGCCGCTCTTAGCGGTGATGTGACGATGGCTAACACTGGCGCAGTAACTATTGCCAGCACTGCTGTAGAAAACTCTATGGTAGCCACTGGAATAGATGCCGCTAAATTAGCAGATGGCTCTGTATCTAATACTGAATTCCAGTATATTAATTCTCTTAGTTCTAACGCTCAAACTCAAATAGACGCTAAAGCCGCAGTTGGTACTGCTAATACATGGACAGCAGGACAGCGTGGAGAGATTACGGCTTTGTCAGATGGAGCAACAATAACTGTTGATATGGCAGATAGTAATAACTTTTCTGTAACGCTTGGAGGTAATAGAACATTTGCTAATCCATCAAATGACACCGCAGGTCAATGCGGTAGCATCTTTATAACTCAAGACGGCACTGGGTCAAGGACTGCTAGTTGGGGAAGTGATTGGGATTTTGCAGGAGGAACTGCACCAACACTAACTACCACAGCGGCGGCTGTTGACAGGATTGATTACGTCATTCTTGACGCTTCCAACATCCATGCAGTCGCTACTCTGAACTATTCTTAATGCCAATATTTAATAACATACTTGCAGGAGCATCTGGTCAGTCTACTGGTTATGACATCGAAAGGTCTGTAGTTTTTGATACTAACTCTTATTTCACCAGAACGCCTAGTAGTTCGAGCAATCGTAAAACTTGGACATGGAGCGGTTGGATTAAAAGAGGTGCGCCAGATCAGCGAGGATTTTTGTTTTGGTCTGGAACTGATATTTCTAACAACAACGATGGAATCGAATTTGACGGAATTGTATTAAGAGCCTTTTCGTATGCTTCTGGCTCTGCTGTTTTTAATATTGTTTCTAGCGCGTATTATCGCGACCCATCCGCGTGGTATCACATAATGGTGTGCTTTGATAGCACCGAATCGTCAGCGGCAAATCGGGCAAAACTATATGTCAATGGTGAAAAATTAACAGACATTAGCGAAACACAAGCAAGCCTAAACGCAGACTGTGGATTTATTAACACCACTACCGAGCATCGAATTGGAAATGCTAATGGCAGTCATCAATGGGACGGCTACCTAGCAGAAGTCCACTTCATAGACGGACAAGCCCTTACACCCGCATCCTTTGGTGAAACCAATTCAAACACTAATCAATGGATCGCTAAAAAATACGAAGGAAGTTACGGCACTAACGGCTTTTACTTAGATTTTGCTACAAGAGCAACTGATCCTATTGACGCTTCTGGAAACGGAAATAATTGGGGCAGTGTTAATGTTATTGCGGGTGATTGGAAAATTGATAGCCCGACAAATAACTTTGCTACGTTGAATCCTTTAGACCCTGCGGCAAATCAAACTTTAAGCGAAGGAAACTTAAAACAAGTTACAAGTGGTCAAGGCATTAGTAAAGGAACTATGCAAATACCTTCTTCTGGCAAATGGTATTGGGAAGTTTGTCAAACAGATACTGACCAATTAGTAATTGGAATTGCAAAACCAACCGCTACACTTTCAAATTATTTAGGTAGTGATGCAAACGGTTGGGGTTATGGAGGATATGACGGCTCCCTTTATAACAATGGAAGTGGTTCTTCTTATGGGAATACTTACACAAATGGAGATATTGTAGGCGTTGCTTTTGATGCAGATAACCAAGCGGTTTATTTTTCTAAAAACAATACTTGGCAAAACAGCGGTGATCCAACTAGCGGATCATCTAAAACAGGAGCGGCTGTATCTTCTTTGACCGATGAATATAGTCCCGCTTCGGGAAGTCAGAATTCATCTGGAGTATATAACTTTGGACAAGACAGTTCCTTTGCAGGAAACAAAACAGCACAAGGAAATGGCGGTGATGGCGAGGACTTCTATTACACGCCACCTACAGGATACAAAGCGTTAAACACTAGCAACCTTGATGATCCTAGTATTGCTGATCCTACTAAACATTTTAATACTAAACTTTGGACTTCAACATCCGCTGATGGAACATCTGCATTAGGTGCTGTAACAGGTGTTGGTTTTCAGCCTGATCTAGTATGGGCAAAAGGAAGAACAGCGGGATGGGATCATAATTTATTTAACTCTGTAATGGGAACAGGGTTAGGAAAGGCTCTTTATACTAATGGTACTTTTATAGAAGGAGCGTATGACACAAGCGGATACGGAAATGTAACAAGTTTTGATTCTGATGGGTTTACTGTTGGACTTACCGCAGGAAATAACTACGCTTATAACTACGGTTCAGGAACAAAATATCTTGCATGGAATTGGAAAGCAGGAGGCACAGCATCCTCCAACGGTGACGGCTCTATCACCAGTTCAGTAAGTGCTAATCCTACAGCAGGTTTTAGCATTGTTAGTTATACCGGAAACTCGACAGCAGGAGCAACTGTAGGTCATGGGTTATCCCAAGCACCTGATTTGGTTATTACAAAAGAAAGGACAAATGCAGACTCTTGGTTAGTGTTTCATAAATCTTTGGGAAATACAAAAGCAGCATTTTTGGATGTGAACGTGGTGCCGGGAACTCATACAACTTATTGGAACAATACATCACCATCCTCAACAGTAGTAACTTTAGGTTCTGATAACAAAGGAAACGGCTCTGGGACAATGATTATGTATTGTTTCCATTCAGTAGACGGCTACAGCAAGGTCGATAGTTACACAGGCAATGGATCAACAGATGGCACGTTTGTTTACACTGGGTTTCGTCCTGCTTTTTTATTAATTAAACGAACTGATGCCACTGGCGTTTGGCCTATGTTTGATAATAAACGCGTAGGATATAACTGGGATAATAGGCAACTTCGTGCTAATGAAGCCACAGCAGAAGAAACATCCAACACTTTTATTGATATTTTATCCAATGGATTTAAATGTAAAAATACCGCGGCTGACAAAAACGCATCTGGTGGCACTTACATCTATTTGGCTTTTGCCGAATCACCATTCAAATATTCAAACGCGAGGTAATTATGTGGTATAGCGAAACAATAGGGACAATCAAGACGCCTCGTGCTTTAACGGTCGATGGCATACAGCATCCTGCTAATATATTTACAGCATGGAGCAAAGTAGAACTAGCAGGAATAGGTTTTTATCCTGCCCGTGTTGAGTCTGTAGACAGCAGATACTATGACACTGGTTCAGAAACATACGAGTTAGTTGATGGAGAGTATGTAATCTCTTACGCGATTACTGAAAAAGATGTTGAACTCTTAAAAGAAGACCTTATTAAAAAAGTTCAGGCAAACACAGGTGCGTTGCTTGCTCCTTCTGATTGGAGAGTTATCAGGTCTATCGACAGTGAAACTGCTATGTCTTCTGAATGGACTACATACCGTAACGAAGTACGCGCTCATGGTAACAGTCTTGAGTCAGGCATTGAAGCGTTTGCTTCTGTAGATGCTGTTCGTAACTTTCAAAACCATGAAGTTCAAGAAGAGCGAAGAGTTGAAGATTCTGAGGAAACTGAAACAATTAATCGTACAGTAGATAAAACATATTGGGGATGGCCTGAATCACCTGATGCGGAGGCTGATCCTTTACACGTTAGGTATATTTAATGGCCTTAATTAATATAGACAATGTAGGTCAGGTCGGAATAGTAAAGGAAAAAAGTTCTTGGAACCTGCCTCCTAACGTCTGGTCTGATGGTAACAATATAAAGACAGAAGAAGGATCAATTAAAAAGTGTCCGGGTTACTCAGAGGTTATGGCTACTTGTCCTATTGCTCCATTCTTTATTACACAGATAACTCTTGGTAATCCAGAGTTTTGGGTTGTTGGCGGTCTTGCGGCTATATACGCTTATGATAACACAGGTTCATCGACAACTCTTAATGGAAATATTAACTCTTCAGTAACAACTATAACAGTTACAAGCACTACAGGGTTTGAGTCTGTAGGAACTATTACTATAGGTACTGAAAACGTAACCTATACAGGTAAAACATCTACTACGTTTACTGGTTGCACTAGAGGTGCTGACAGTACATCAGCGGCCTCTCATACTAATGGAGACACCGTAACTAGGTCATCTAAATGGTATAACATTACTAGGTCTAGTGGCGCATACAATGCTACTGCCGATGAAAACTGGACTGCTACCATTATTGGTGGCGTTCTTGTTATGACTAACAACTTTGATGATCCTCAGTATTGGGCGTTAACAGATGGCAAGCCATTGTCTAGTCAACTTATGCAAGACTTAACTAACTGGCCTAGCCTTACTTTATTAAACGGCGCTATTAATGATTCTGTTACAACTATTACGGTTGACAGTACAGCAGACTTTCCTAGCGCAGGTCAAATAACTATAGGCTCAGAAAAGGTTACTTATTCTGGTGTAACTACTACAACATTTACAGGATGCGTTAGAGGAGCAAACGGAACTGCGGCGGCATCTCATTCAGATAATGCTGAAGTAGTTATAGATACAAAATGTAAGTCTTTAAGAGCGTTTAGATCGTTTTTAATAGCACTTAATATAACTAAGGATGGCGTTAACTTTCCTAGAGTTGTTAAATGGAGCACAGAATCTGCTACTCAAACTCTTCCTACATCATGGAACGAAACAAGTAGCACTGTAGACGCAGGTGAATATGAACTTGCAGATACTAAAGGAGATATCTTAGACGGATTACAATTAAGAGATTCCTTTATGATATATAAAGAAGATGCTGTGTATTCTATGACGTTTGTAGGTACACCATTTATATTTGCGTTTAGACAGTTATCTCCTACGATTGGTGCTATATCTAAGAACTGTGTTGCAGAGTTTGATGGCGGTCATGCTATCTTTGGTAAAGGTAACTTCTATATTAATGATGGGCAAAGGATTAAACCAATCCTCCCAATGAAACTTAAAGAGTATGTGTTTCAGTCTATTGATGGACAGCAGACTAATAAATGTTTTGTTGTGGCTGACTACGGAAGAACAGAAATACTATTTTGTTTTACTGCTGACGGTGCATCTACTGAACAACCTAATAAAGCGGTAGTATGGAATTATATTACTAACACTTTTACAATTAGGGATTTACCTGACGTTGCTCACATTGGTTATGGAAACGTAGGAAACCCTGTTAGAGCAACTACTTGGGCAACAACTACTGGATCATGGGCAGAGGCTACTGGCCCTTGGACTATGAGTTACGACCTTCAGGATAAGGTTCTTTTATTTTCTGACCCTAGCACTGTTGTAGGCACACCTAAGTTATATAGAGATAACTCTGGAAACAAAGAAGACACCACTGATATGAACTCTTTTATAGAAAGAAGTGGGCTTACGTTAAATGAACAAGGAACTCCAGACCAACACTCTGTAAAAAGAATTAGTGCTATATATCCTAAGATGTCTATTAGTGCTGACAATGCAATTAATGTGTACCTTGGTACTTCTATGTCTACTGAAGAAGGTATTACATGGAATGCGCCTACTACATTTAATCCTAATACCCAGTCTAAAGTATCTGTAAGAGGTACTGGTAAGTTATACGCTGTTAAGTTTGAGTCTACTACTGACATGGATTGGGAGTTAGACGGCTATGCTATTGACGTTAAGAATGTTGGAACCAGAGGATCAAGGTCTTATTAATGCCAACTTATATTGATAGAGTACAAAAAAGTGTTACGCTATATGAACCCGGCCCTTTACCTGAAAACGTGGAAGACCTTGGTATATACCTTGTAACAGAGTTAAAACGTCTTGGAGGCATTCTTTACAATCAGGCTACATTTAGATTAGAAAGAATACATGAGGAGCCACAACGTCCTAGAGCAGGTGACATTAGATATGCTGATGGAACTGATTGGAATCCAGGCAGTGGTGAAGGCGTATACTTATTTAATGGAACAGCATGGACAAAACTTTAATATCTGAGCCAGTACCTATACCTAAAGATAGACCTATACTTCTTATTGTTGACCCTAACGATATAGATTACATATGGGAAGATGTGGAACCTTTAATTGATATAGCATTAAGTTATTCTAACGGAGAACTTCTTTCTCAAGACGTTAGAAGAATGGTTATGACAGAACAACAAACCTTATGGGTAGGGTTAAAAGATGGTGAGATATTCTGTGCAGGTACTACAGAAATTGTTACATACCCAAGGAAAAAATTATTAAGAGTGATTACATTTGCTACCAAGAATGGTCACGACTACGAGTATTGGAAAAGTTTTGAAGAAGTTATTGAAGGATTTGCAATAAGAAGAGAGTGTTCTGCTTTAGAAGCATGGACAAGAAAAGGGTTAGCAAAAAAACTAGACTGGGATCACGAATACTCAGTCATAACAAAGGATATTAAAGACAAATGGCAGTAACACCTATATCACAACCGTTAGCACCGGGACTATTAGCGGCAGATTACAGCCCCATAAGTGCTGAAGGAATGGCTAGATCGTCAATGTCTAGTGTTCCGGGACTCCTTGAATTAGCCGGGCTTACAGGCAAATATGGATTTGTACCTGATAAAGCACCTGCTTGGAACAAAGACTTTACATCAACCGCTTCAGGCCCAACTACAGGCTCTCCATCATCAGGTTTACCAATGCCTTCTGTAGAAGGATACAAGTATGTCTATCCTAAATACAGGTACACTAGCCCTAGAACTGGATGGGAGAGATCAGGTTATGAATCAGACATGGGATCATTTGATTACTACCCATATTTTCCAGAAGGAATTGATAGTTTTGAACCAATCCTTGTTGGCGTTGAACTAATAAAAGAATAGGAGCAATATATGTCAGGAGGAAGTCAAACACAAACTACACGGACAGAACCGTGGGACGCTCAGAAAGACTATCTAAAGACAGGCTTTGCTAGAGCAGAAGATTTATACAGTACAGGCAAAATGACTCCTAGTTATTATACTGGGATTCGTATGGCTCCATTTGATCCTGCTAGTCAAGCGGCACAGACTGGAACATTATCTTATGCTACTGGCCCTAGAACTGCAAACCTTCAAGCAGGTGCAGAAACTACACAGTTACAAGGACTTGGATACGGTAGAGACTTAATGGACTATGGCGCTTCTTTAAGAGGCCCACAGACTAGCGCACAGTACGCAGGTCTTACTCCGTTTAGTGAGTCACAGTATAACACACTTCTTAGTGGTGAAGTAGATGCTTCTACATTTGATCCATTAGCGGATGCTTATAGAAACCAAGCAATGAGTCAGTTAACTGGTAATGTATTACCGGAGATTAGATCATCTCTTGTACAGTATCAGCCGGGAGGAAGCACTAGAGGCGACATCGTTCAGGCTAACGCTATAGCGTCCGCTCAACAGAACATTAATGATAACCTTGCTAAAGCAGAGTTTGAGGCGTACAACCAAGCGCAGGGCCGTAGAATGGACGCGGCACAGATGGGTCTTGGAGCGCAACAGTTTGGTCAGCAACAGGGAGCGGCAGGAGCAGGTGTTGGAACAAGTTATCTTGGTCAGTACCCAACAATTATGTCTGCACCTTTGTCTACCTTTGGAGCAATGGATACTGTTGGTCAGCAACGTCAGGCTATGGAGCAGAAAGGAATACAGAGTGCTATGGATAAATACGCTTACGATTCTCAACTGCCTACGATTGGATTGCAGAATTACCTTGCCGCTATTTCTGGTGACTATGGTAGTAATGTTACTGCTACTGGCCCTTCTGGGCCTAGTCCTCTTGTTACTGCGTTAGCAGGTGGAGCAGGTATGGCACTTGGTGGGCCAATGGGTGCGGCGGCGGCCAGTGGTTTGTCAAGTTTTTTAACCAAGCCTTAGGAGAATAATATGACAGAAGAAGAGTTAAAAATATTAGCCGCCCAAAGAAAAGCGGAATTTGCAAAAAAAATGTTTAACTTAACAGGTATAGGCTCTGATCCAACACAATCTTTTTCGCCTCAGTTGGATATGCAAACACTAATGACAACAAGGCCACCAAGTGAAGCAGATAGAGTAGGTGTATTTGGTGATAAACTTAAGGATTTATTTAGTTATAAACCGGGAGATAAATCATATGACTTTTTTCAAGAAGTAGGAGATTATTGGCGGCAGAAAGCAGAAGAAAGTCCTATGTATACTGAGTATGTAAATCCTCCTGAACAATTTGTACGTAACCCGGGCACTCCTGATTTCGATCCTCAACGTGGTAGAGGAGGAATACCTGAAGGTATGTTTGGAGTTCCAACAATTGCTAGAGGTACAGGAACAGGGCGAGAAGCTTATAAACCTGCAACCTCAAGAGGAGAACAAATTGCAGGGCCAATGTCTCCTGATGCTTTACTTCCAACTAGGCAAATGCCTGTGGCAGAAGAGGAAGATGAGTTTGGATTTCTTGACGCAATGTTTTTATCTAATTTAATTGCAGGTACTCAAGGTGGCCCACCTCCAACACCATACGGCTCGGCCTTTGGTGGAGGTAATAAGTCATTTGTTAGTTTACCTTTTGCATAGGAGAGTATAATGTACGGACTATTAGGAAGAGGAGCGGCGGCATTGTTTCCTAGAATATTAAGAAAAGGTGGGATTAAAGGAGGAAAAACTGGGGAGTACGCTAATGTTGCAACAAAAGATGTTCCGATTAGTCTTGGTAGATCAACAACAGCGGGAAGTTTATTAGGGTTGCTTGGCTATGAAATGTTTGGAGATGATACAGTAGGTCAAGAAGTAAGAACAGGAGGTCAAGGTCTTAATCCTGCTATGCCACAAGTCAGAGGACGAACACCTATTGCTGATAACTGGAGTCCTTCAAGTAGTTTAGAAAGCAACCTTGAATACTCTCTTAAAATGGAAGCAAGAAATGCTAAAGTATTAAAGAAAGTATTAATGCAAGCCTCTATTCTTAAGGCTCATAACCCTAATGCTGAAAACACTTACTTAGAAGATGCTCTTTCTTTTCTTAAGGCAGATGCTTTACAAAAGAATAATGTACGTCAGGCTAGAATTATTGACGGTATAAAAAATAAAGACGGCACTCTTCCTGATGATGCTAAAGTTATTTACGACAGGATTGTTAGATCGGGTGGTACTCCTGCGTTTGCATCAGAAGTCAGTGGTCATCAACTCGCTATTGAAAAAACTCAGGCTGAAGCCGCCGCAGACTATGCGCGTAATCAACCTAAGTTAACTGATATGTATAGTAAAGATCATCTTAGGGTATTAGAACTCAAACAAGCATATGATGCAGGGAACCAACAAGACGCTATTAATCAACTTGCACTTCTTATTAAAACAAAAGTTGTTGAAGTTCCGCAAGAGTATACTGGGTTTGGACAAATGTCTGATCCAGAGATTCAAGAGATGGCGGCTAGAATGTTGCAAGGACTAGATGGTTCAATGGTTATGAGTGATGACGAGATAATAATTAAAGACTAATGCCAGATATTAAATTTGATTTTCGTGGTAAAGAATTTACCGCGCAGGTTCCTGACACATTTCTTCAACGCCCAAAGGTAGAACAGCAAAGACTTCTACTGAATAACCTTAAGAAAAAGTATGACACTAAAATACCAGAAAAAGGCAGTGACGAGAAAGGTCTTTTAGATTATCTTGATTTACTTGAGCGTCCTATTCAGGCTTTAAAGGTTGGAGCAAGAGAAAGTAAACTAGGCAGTGAAATATATTCTGCTATAGGTGGTGTAGACTTGACTCCAAATGAAGGAATGTTTAAAGGAGCCATGTCAGGGTTGATGGGAGAAGACGAGGTAAGAACTCAGGATATGTTGCCTGACAGCCTTAGTCCATTTACTAAAGGTGTGCTAGGGTTTGCGGGTGACGTTGCTACTGATCCTCTTACTTATGTAGGAGCGGGTGCTGTTCGCGCTTTAGGTAGAGGTATAAAAAATACTGGAGAAACAACTGGTTTAACAGAAGTTTTAAAGAAAGCCGGAACTAAAATAGCAGACTATAAACTTCCGGGTGAAGCACAAGTAGGGTTGCCTGATCTTGCTAGAATGTTTAACGTACCTATGGGTGAAGGTAAAAGAGTTAAAGGAGTTTCTAATCAAGCAGATCAACTCTTAAAAGGATTTGAAAAAGAAACCGCTGAAGCGTTGCCATCTTTAATGAAGTTCTTTAAACAAAGATCAATAGAAACTGGCATAGCCTCGTCAAAATTAGAAGGAACTTTTAGAGATGCAATGGAGCGTCCTAAAACTGTTATTGAAAATGCACTTGTTGACCCTAAAACAGAAGAGTTAATTCAAGAAGGAGTTTATGGTGATTTAGTACCTATATCAGAAAAAGTTGCTAATGAGTTAGGAGGAGAAGGTGTTAAACTTCTTTCTGGTTGGGAGCAAAGAATGAAGAATCTTGTTGATGTATCTCAAGCATATGGCATGCCTATTACAACAATTAAAAGTAGAGGCTACTTTCCACGACAGATAACTCCTGCAGGAAGAAAATTATTAGACAGTAAAGACGACGGACTTGGATTTACGGTTGATGAATGGGGTGAAGGTGTTAGGCTTGGAGGAGGATACAGAACTCCTAGAGAAAGGCAGTTAGCAGAACTTACCACTACAGAGTTTAATAAAGTAATGGCTAAAGATATGGCGGCTCAAGTATCTAGCCAAGGAAGAAGGCAAAATCCTCTTGACAAAAGTTTTGAACAGGCTCCTTTACTTTCAGAGGCTCCTAAGTTTTTTCAAGAAAGTCCATTCGTTGCTCTTGGTATGAGATGGTCAAGACAGAACAGAGCAATACAGCGTAAATGGTTTATAGATGAGATTACTGATAACTATCCTGCTACTATAGGTAAAACTACAGACAATTTGTATGTTCCTGAAAAAGGAATTGGCAAATGGATTACCCAAGATGAAACAGGAAATTATCTTGAACGTGTTAGAACAGGCAACGCAGGAGAAGGTTACAAAGCAACCAGTCCATCAGCATATAACCAATACACTACTCAAGCATTCGATGGCAACCCTAAAGACTTTAAAGAAGTTAAAGGTATTAATCCTAAGTATGAATCTGATGAAGTATTAGATCAGGAATGGCGTAGAGTATTTGACGAAGAATTGCAGAAAAAAGGAATCTTTCTTGATCTGCCTAGAGGTACGCCTTCACTAGGTTCTCCAAGAGTTAGGATCACTGATGATACTTTAAAAGACCTTGGAAAAGAATATGTTAAGGCAGGTGATATAGCAAACAAAGCCAGAAAAACTTTAAGAGAAAGTTCTAAACTAAAGTTTTACGCTCCTAAACAAGTAGCAAGACAGATCGAAGACCACATTAGTCTGATGGCAGGAGATGTTGTAGGCGAAACAGAACTAAAAAAATTCTTAAGGATGTATGACAATGTACAAAACTCATGGAAGGCTTGGACTCTTGGCGTTCGCCCTGCTTACCACTCTCGTAATGCCGTGGGTAACATTCTTAATGCTTATACTATTACTGGTTTAGGATCAAACATACCTGAAGCAATTAGTGTATTTGGTAGTGCGGCTAAACTGCAATACTATGCTAGGTTTAAAGGTAACAATGAAATAAAAGAAAGCGTTGTTAAAAATCTTAAAGGTCAAAACATTCCTGTCGGTAAGACAAAAAGTATAAATAATGCTGAGTGGACTAAGCCTAATTATATGGCTACTGGTTATTCCATGAAACAAATTTATGACATGGCGGCTAGTAGAGGAGTGCAAGCAGGTCATTATACTGCTGATAATATTAGAGATGTAGAGAGAGCAAGAGAAGCCGCGGCAGGAGTAGGCAGTAAACTTTCCAGAACTCTCGGTGCAGAAAATCCTATTGTACAAGCAGGGTTTGCTCTTGGTGGAACCATTGAAGGTAACGCTAGGTTTGCTGTATTTATAAATACTTTAAGACAAATTAAAAAGAACCCTAAAGATTTTAAATGGATGACACCTGATGGAACTTTTGTTCCTTTGTCTAAAGCAAGAAGTAAACAGTATTTAAAAACTGAAATGCGGAGAGATAAGAACGGTAAGTTAGTTACTTATAAAAGACCTTACACTAAAGAAGAAATAAACATGGACGTTGCGGCTGACCAAGTTAAAGCGTCTTTGTTTGATTACGGTGATGTATCTAAGTTTGAAAGAGATGCGCTTAAAAGGTTCATGCCTTTTTATACTTGGACTCGCAAAAATATTCCGGCTCAACTTAAGCATCTTGTTCTTAACCCGCAAAGAGCAGAAAAACTAGCCATTGCTAAACAACAGTTTGAGCATGAGACTGGAGACTTAGACTACTCTGACTATGGTGCGTTCTGGGGAGACAGAGTACCTGTATTCTTAGGTCAGGAATCTAAAGGAGTTATTGAAGCCTTTACTTTATTAAATGTAGTTCCAATGGCTGATCTTCAGCGGTTAATTAAACCCGGCCCATTGCTTGCTGAAATGGGAAGTCCTTTAATTAAAGCGCCTCTTGAAATACTTGCTAACTATGACACGTTTAGAAGAGGTAAGATAGCCAAACAACGTATGTTTACTGGTGAGTCTAAAGATTTCTTAGGTGTGTCATTACCTCCAAGACTTTATCATTTAGCACAAACATTAGTACCTTTAACCGAAATTAACAGGCTTAATCCTGCGGGTGTGTTTGGCGAAAGGATGAAGGATGATCTTGGTAGACTACAATCTACTAGAGCATACGGCGGTATGGGTGCGTTGCGTGAGAATACTATTGATGCTCCTGAAGTTGCAAGATGGGTAAGGTTCTTTACTGGAGGTACAGTGTTTGATGTAGATTTAGGACGCAATCGTTACATTATGAATAAGAATCTTAAAAAAGATATAGCCGCTCTTAAAGGCTCTATCAAATGGGCCGCTCGTAACGGTCAGAATGATAGAGTAAAAGTTCTTTATGAACTGCTTGAGCAAGTACAACGTCAAGAAATTACAGACCCATACGGACAGAGATCATGAATCATATTAAATATTTATTAGCAACTATAGCAGCATTTACTTTTGTTATGCTTATTATTATGGCTCCTGTACTGGTTAAAGCGCAAGATCAAATGCCTGAAGGTATGTACGAAAAACAAATCAAGATGAACCTTGGCTGTACTGAAGGATTCATGGCTATGATAGATATACTTCATGACAACTATCAAGAAGTGCCAGTAGTTATGAGCCATCTAGATATGACCACAACTTTTGTTTTGTTTGTTAACGAAAAGAAAACTACATCTACATTAGTTATCACTAAGAACTTAAAGGATAAGGAAGAGGCTTGCATTGTGTGGGCAGGGCAATCTAACGGTACATCTTTAAGCATTAACCCTAATCCTATATTTCCAGTGGAGACATAATGACAATACCATCATACTTAATTAGTGCCATTATATTTTTGATAGTCCAAACAACTACAGCAGTGTGGTGGGCTAGTAGTATATCAAGCGATGTTGCAATGCTTAAACGTGACAGAGATGACATGGCTATGATTATAGATAACTTAGATGTTTTATCTTACAGACTTGAAACGCTAGAGAAAATGTTGCAACGAGTGCTAGGCCCAGAGGATAGATAATGGCGACAAAGAAAGACCCAAGGCTTGCAAGAGCAGGAGTATCTGGATTTAATAAACCTAAACGTACACCTAGCCACGCTACTAAGTCACACGTTGTGGTGGCTAAAGAGGGAGGCAAGGTAAAGACAATAAGATTTGGACAGCAGGGTGTTACTGGAGACAGGCAACCATCTGCTAGACAAAGATCGTTCAAGGCTAGACACGCTAAGAACATTGCTAAAGGCAAAATGTCTGCGGCATACTGGGCTAACAAAACTAAATGGTAAGGAGAATATTATGCCTTCAGGAAAAGGAACTTACGGTAAAAAAAGAGGAAGACCACCTAAAAAGAAATGAAACACTTAAAGGAAAACAATGAAACGTATTTGCAACACCTACGAAAGGCAATGTCTATATCTGGCCTTATGTTGGCTGGGAGTGCTACTGCTTTCGTTCACAGCATTGTACCATTTGTGGCAGTGAATACAACCAGTAAGATATGCAGTAAGGTTAGGGATAAACTAGAACATAGGAGGTGTGTATGTGGGAAAACGTAATAAAAACTTGGAACGCATTAGACAGTCGCATCAAAATAGTAATTGTAATCGTAGCAGGATTCGCTATTATGTCTGCAATCTTTGGATCGCCATCGCCATCTGTGCCAGTACAGTAGGTTGTCAAAGCCTAAAGGAATCGACAGTAGTAGCAACAGGGTCAGCGATAGGTGCGGGTGTTGGGACTGTGATCAGTTCGGGTGTGGGTGCGCCGATACTGGGAG